CATGAGCGACCGCCTGAAAATTCAGGAAGACTATTACAAAAGCATGGATGCCATGCAGTCAGACTGGATGGGCGGCGTGAGTGACGGGCTGGCAAACTGGCTGGATACATCATCAAATTATTCGGCCTCAGCAGCAAGCATCGTCAGCAGCTCCATGGATAGTGCTCTGGATAACGTTTCAACCATGCTGATGGGTAACAAAGTCAGCTGGAAGGACTGGGCTTCATCGGTGCTCAGCATGATCGCCAAAGTTGCTCTGCAGATGGCCGCGGTCAATCTGGTGAGTGGCATTGTCAGTTCTGTGGGTGGCGCTGCTGCTGGCGCTGCATCGGCTGGCGGTGGCACAGCGAATAACTCATTCAGCAGTGGCTCCTACAACAACCTGACGCTTAACGCTAAAGGCGGGGTCTATGAGTCCCATGACCTGAGCCAGTACAGCGGATCGGTTGTCAGCTCTCCGACGCTTTTTGCTTTCGCTAAAGGTGCTGGCCTGATGGGCGAGGCCGGTCCTGAAGCGATTATGCCGCTGACGCGTGCGGCAGATGGCTCACTTGGTGTGCGTGCGATAGGTAATGGCGGTGGCAGCGGCGGTACATCTATTTCTGTCAGCGCACCTGTCACGGTTGAGGGTGGCGGGGCCGGAGAAACCAGTAGCGCCAACACGGCCAACACTGCGCGACAGCTGCAGAGCATGATTCAGATGGTCCTTTCAACTGAATTGAAGAAAGCGATACTGCCTGGCGGCATACTTTACCGGGGCGGATAACATTGATGGTGAAAAATGGCGACTGATACTTTTAGCTGGTGCGTCAGAACGGGGGCGACGGAAGAGGTTAATGTTGCCACTCTTCAGGCCCAGTTCGGGGAAGGCTACAAGCAGGTTGCCGGTGTCGGGATTAACGATCAGCGCGAGTCTTGGCCGGTAACCTGCAGCGGCAGCAAAGCAGAAATGACGACCGTAAGGGCTTTTCTCAAAGCACACGTCACCGCCTCCTGCTGGTGGGTCAATCCATGGGGAGAGAAAAAGCTTTACCGTGTAAAGTCTGATTCGATCCGGCCCACCTTCATCAACGGCAATTTCGTGGAAATCAGTTTTACCTTCGAGCAGTCTTTCACACCGTGACATGTCACGATAACAACAGGGCGCATCAGCGCCCTTTTTTATTGGGTGAAAAATGAGTTTTAACCAGGACATTCAGGCGCTGGAGCCAGGGAGTCTGGTCCAGCTGATTGAAATTGACGGTACCGCCTTCGGTCTTGATACCGTGCTGCGCTTTCATGCGTATAACCTGCCGACCGATGGCTGGCAGTCATATGCAGCAGAAAACCTGCCATCAATCATCTGGCAGGGCAATGAGTACGACCCGCATCCCTATGAGCTGACCGGTATGGAGATGAGCAGCACCGGTTCACAGCCGACGCCAAAGCTTTCTGTCGGCAACGTGGGCAACTATGTCACCGCGCTCTGCCTGCAGTTTGACGACATGGTGAAAGCGAAGGTGCGTATCCACACCACGCTGGCAAAGTATCTCGATGCGGAAAACTGGACGGCGGGTAACCCAAACGCTAATCCACAGGAGGAACGCGTTCAGCTGTTTTACGTGAATGCGAAAACCTCCGAGACGCGTGCTCAGGTGGATTTCGAGCTCTGCTCACCATTCGATATCCAGAGCCTGCAGCTGCCATCACGCCAGATAACGCCGGTCTGCATATGGTGCATGCGTGGCTGGTACCGCACCGGTACCGGCTGCGATTACGCAGGTAACAAATATTTCACCAAGGACGGCACGGCAACTAATGACCCGTCAAAAGATGTCTGCGGCGGACGTATGGCAGACTGCAAAGCACGCTTTGGTGACGATCAGCCGCTGCCGTTCGGTGGGTTCCCGGCTGCAAACCTTCAGGGTAAATAACGATGCGCAAAAAGATTCTTGAGGCGATACGCGAGCATGTGGCCGCTGAATATCCGAAAGAGGCATGCGGGCTGGTCATCCAGTCAGGCCGGACTCAGAATTACATCCCGTGCCGGAATATCGCTGACGCGCCGACCGAGCATTTCACGCTGTCGCCGGAGGATAAGCGGGCTGCGGAAGCGCAGGGCGACATCCTGATGGTTATACATTCTCACCCGGACGTGCCGCAGCTTATCCCGTCAGAGCATGACCGGGTGCAGTGCGACTTCTCTGGCGTGGAGTGGGGCATCATGTCGTGGCCGGACGGCGACTTCTGCACTATCAGCCCGCGCACTGACCGGGACTACACAGGCAGACCCTGGCTGATTGGCAGCAATGACTGCTGGACACTCATCATGGACTGGTACCAGCGTGAGCACGGCATCACCCTGAAAAACTGGTCTGTTGACTATGAGTGGTGGGTGGACGGCAAAGAAAACTTCTATGACGACAACTGGCAGTCAGAGGGGTTTGTAGAGGTTGAGCCAGCGGAGATGCGTGAGGGCGACATGATTATGATGCGCATCAGCGCCCCGGTGATAAACCACGCCGCAATCTATCTGGGCAACAACATCATTCTTCATCATAACGCCGGGAGCCTGTCTACACGGGTGCCCTATGGGGAATACTGGCGTAACCGTACCGTGCGTGTCGTTCGCAGAAAGGAGCTGATGGATGCTTAAAACCATGCGACTCAAAGGCCGGATGGCAAAAATGTTTGGACCGGTTCACCAGTTCCACGTTGCGGATTTGCGGGAGCTGCTGCGTGCGATGTGCTCACAGGTGCCAGGCTTCAAAAAATTCGTGTCGAATGCCCACCTCAATGGCATCCGGTTTGCCTTCTTCAGCGGCAAAGACAATATCGGCCTGCTGGAATTCGATATGTCCTCAGCGGCGACCGAGTTTCAGATGGAGCCGGTACTGGAAGGCTCAAAGCGCGGCGGTACGCTGCAGATCATCATCGGTGCCGTCGCGATTGTGGCCGCATTCTTTACCGCGGGCGCGTCACTGACTGCATATGGTGCGGCTATCGGCACCACGACCGCCGTTGGCCTGGCCACCACAGCACTGACCAGCATCGGTATCAGTATGCTGCTGGGCGGGGTCGTGCAGATGCTGACTCCGCAGCCCAAGCTTAACGTGGGAGTCTCATCCAGCACGGACAACAAGCCGAACTATGCGTTCGGTGCGCCGGTTAACACAGTTGCGATGGGCTATCCGGTGCCGGTGCTTTACGGGACACGTGAAATCGGTGGCGCGATCATCAGTGCGGGCAGCTTTACCAGCGATCAGCAGTAATCTTTTCGGAATTAATTATCAGGTCACCTTCGGGTGGCTTTTTTTATGGGTGAAATATGCGACTTCTCGAAGGTGCCGTGATTCAGGGCAGTAAAGGTGGCGGCGGCAGCGCCCATACGCCGGTAGAGCAGCCAGACGATCTACTATCTATCGCCAAATTAAAAATGCTGCTGGCTATCTCTGAAGGTGAAATTCAGGGCGATTTAACGGCGCAGCAGATTTACCTGAACGATACGCAGCTGGCGAACGAAGACGGCACCTATAATTTTACCGGTGTCGTGTGGGACTGGCGCAGGGGAACACAGGACCAGACCTATATTCAGGGTATGCCCGAAGTTGATAACGAACTCTCGGTGGGCGTTGCCGTCACGCAGGCGGTCGCCTGGACCCGCCAGTTCACCAATCTGAATCTCGATGCCATTCGCATCAAGCTGAGCCTGCCGGTGCAGTATCAGTATAAAGATAACGGCGACATGGTGGGCACCGTGACGCAGTACGCTATTGACCTGTCAACAGACGGCAGCTCATGGTTGACGGTTGTTAATGGCAGCTTTAATGGCAAAACCACTTCTGAATATCAGCGCGATCACCGCATCGACTTACCTAAAGCAACATCAGGCTGGTCAATCCGCGTGCGCCGCATCACCGCTGACTCGACGTCCTCAAAGCTGGTTAACGCCTTCAAGGTATTCTCATTCGCTGAGGTTATCGACAGCAAGCTGCGCTATCCCAACACCGCGCTGCTGTATATCGAGGTCGATGCCAGCCAGTTCAGTGGTCAGGCACCAAAAGTCACCTGCAAGCCAAAAGGGCGGCTGGTCCGAGTGCCGACGACATATGATCCGGTTTCGCGTACTTATGCAGGAACATGGCAGGGTGATTTTAAGTACGCCTATACCGATAACCCAGCCTGGATTTTCTATGACCTGGTGCTGGATAAAATCGTCGGCATGGGGACGCGCGTCGATGCCACCATGATCGACAAGTGGGAGCTTTACAGCATTTCTCAGTACTGCGATCAGATGGTGTCGGACGGCGCAGGCGGCACGGAGCCGCGCTTTACCTGTAACGTCTTCATCCAGAATCAGCAGGATGCTTATACCGTTCTGAAGGATATTGCGGCGATATTCCGTGGCATCACGTTCTGGGGTAACAGCCAGATTTTCGTGAATGCAGACGTACCGCAGGTCGATTCAGACGGCAACGTAGACGTTGATTTCGTTTACCACGCGGCGAACGTCATTGACGGGCTGTTTACCTATGCCGGTGGCAGTTACAAGAACCGCTATTCATCGTGTCAGGTGAGCTGGTCCGATCCTGTTAA